ACGGAAAACACCGGCACCGCCACGGTTGCCAGCGGCGCAACCTCAGTGACGGTAACGCATGGAATTGCGGTGACACCAAGTGTTGCAAACATTTCCGTCACGCCGACCAGCAGTCTGGGGTCTGCTGCTCGGTTCTGGGTCAGCACTGTCGGCGCAACTACGTTTGTAATCAACGTCGATGTCGCGCCCGGAGGATCAGGGGCGACTTTCTCCTGGCGGGCGGCAATGTGATGGCCCGCGACAAACCAAAAGACAACCTCATCTACTGGAACGGCAATTTAATGCATGACAACTAAACAAGAACTGAGAGAAGCAGCAGAGAGTGATCTCTGTACCTTCGCTAAACTTGTGAACCCTATGCGGATCTATGGCGAGATCCATGAAAGGGTATTCAGGTTCTTGCAGCATTCAGGAAATGATCTGAACCAACTCATCATGCTTCCTCGGGGACACCAAAAGTCCCACTGTCTGGCAGTATGGTGCGCTTGGTGGATAACGAAGCATCCTGAGACTACGATCCTGTACATCTCGGCTACTGCACAACTGGCAGAGGATCAATTGTATGCCATCAAGTGCATTATTGATTCTCCAGTGTACCAAAGGTACTGGCCTGAGATGCTGGATAAGGATGAGGGACGCAGGAGCAAGTGGAGTACTACGGCAATCAACGTGGACCATCCTGCTCGGGCTAAAGAGATGGTGCGGGACAATACGATCCGGACTGCTGGCCTGACTACGAACACCACAGGCTGGCACGCTGATGTAGTCATAGCGGATGACGTAGTAGTTCCTGATAATGCTTACACTGAAGAAGGTCGTAGGAAGACTGCTGCTGCTATGTCCCAGATGTCCTCCATCAAGAACGCTGGTGGAATGGTTAAGGCAGCGGGTACTCGGTACCATCCTTCGGATCAGTACAGCGTATGGCTTAATCAAGAGGAAGCCATCTATAACGATAAAGATGAAATCGTTAAGTACATCCCAGTTTGGGATATGATGGAAGAAGTTGTAGAGGTTGATGGGGTATTTACTTGGCCCAGAGAGGCTAGGCCGGACGGGAAACGCTTTGGCTTTGATCGGAAGATCCTCTCCAGGATCTATGCTGAGTACACAGACAAGACTCAGTTCTATGCACAGTACTACAATAACCCTAACGATCCTGAATCCAATCGAGTGGATCGATCCAGGTTCCAGTACTACGATCAGAAGTTCCTTAAGCAAGTAGCAGGCACTTGGTTCTTTAAAGAGAACCGACTCAACGTATACGCAGGAGTTGACTTTGCGTTCAGTCTATCAAAAAAATCCGATTATACGGCTATCGTTGTCATTGGCGTTGATGCCACTAACGATATCTATGTACTCGATATTGACCGCTTCAAGAGCGATAAGATCAGCGAGTACTACGATAGGCTCGTGGGTATGTACAACAAGTGGCAATTCAAGAAGCTCAGAGCAGAAGTCACAACAGCCCAACAAGTCATCGTGAATGACCTGAAGCAGAGATTCAAAGAGGGAGGCGTCTCTCTCAAGATCGATGAGTACAGGCCTAACAGGAACCAGGGTTCAAAGGAAGAACGCATTGCAGCGGTGCTGGAACCTCGGTACCAACAGCAGGCAATGTGGCACTACCGTGGAGGGTACATCCCTGTACTGGAAGATGAGATCCTTTTGGCTAGACCCGCGCACGATGACGTAGTGGATACTCTAGCCAGTATCGTAGAGATTGCTCAGAAGCCACGAGAGCGAACTGAGAAAGTAAAGAATACTTCCGGGCTTGCGTTGTTTAACAAGAGGTTCGGAGGCTTTGGGACCACAATGGGCGGAATAGCATATGGCAGGTAATGTAGCACAACTCAGGGACCAGCTTCGGCCGGACAACCTTGCTGGTCAGATATACATGATGTGGAATGACTTCCATAATCAGCGTAAGCCGTGGGTAGAGGAACAGAAGGAACTCAGGAACTATCTGTTCGCTACGGATACAAGCAAGACTTCCAACAGGACTCTTCCTTGGAGGAACAGCACAACTACGCCTAAGCTCACCCAGATCCGGGATAACCTGCACGCTAACTACATGGCTGCTCTGTTCCCTAACGATCAGTGGATGAAGTGGGAAGGCTTCTCTCTGGATGACGCTACCAAAGCAAAGCGTGAAGCCATTGAATCCTACATGCAGAACAAGACTCGCCTCGGTGGGTTCCGTACCGCAATCTCTCAGCTTCTGTACGACTACATTGATTACGGCAATGCCTTTGCGGATGTTGAGTGGGTGAATGAAACTAAAGAGGATCAACTCACAGGAGAAATGATTCCGGGCTATGTGGGTCCGCGTGTTATGCGGATCTCGCCTTTGGATATCCTGATCAATCCGGCAGCCTCTGCATTCAAGAACTCTCCCAAGATGACGCGGAAGATCATGAACCTCGGGGAGTTGAAGGCGCTGGCAGAGGACTTCCCTAACGAAGGTTGGGTAAAAGAAGCTCTGTCCAAAGCCATGAAGTTCCGGCATGACATTGCTAATGGCCAGTACAGCATCGAGGACTTCGACAAAGCTGCTGGGTACACCATTGATGGGTTCGGTAACCTGTACGAGTACTACCAATCCCCGTATGTTGAACTGATTGAATTCGAGGGTGACCTGTATGATCCTAACACTGATACTCTGCTGCGGAATCATTGCATTACGGTTATTGATCGCTCGAAAGTAATCCGCAAAGAAGTCAATCCTAGCTGGTTCCCCAAGGGCTCCAAGGCTCACGTTGGTTGGCGCTTGCGTCCTGACAACCTGTACGCCATGGGACCGCTGCACAATCTCGTGGGCATGCAGTACAGGATCGATCACCTTGAGAACATCAAGGCGGACGTATTCGATCTGATTGCATTCCCTCCCCTGAAGATCCGTGGAGAGATCGAGGAGTTCGACTGGGCACCCGGTGCTGAGATCCATATGGATGTAGAAGGCGATGTCACTATGCTTGTGCCTGACACTACGGCACTGGCTGCGGACACACAAATCGCTATTCTCGAACAGCGAATGGAGGACTACGCAGGCGCACCTAAGCAGGCTATGGGTATCCGTACTCCTGGCGAGAAAACTGCTTGCCGTATCTTCCAAGAGAAGATCCAGAACTTTGAAGTAGAAATGCTGGAGCCTATCCTGAATGCCATGCTGGAAATCTCCCGCAGGAACATGGATGCAGCCGATATTGTTCGAGTCTTTGATGATGAACTAGGCGCACAGATCTTCAGCACGGTAACCAAGGAGAATATCACTGCTAATGGTAAGCTGCGCCCTGTAGGAGCACGGCACTTCTTTAGTCAACAGCAGCTTATCCAGAACCTTACGGGACTGTTCAATAGCCCTGTTGGTCAGTTGATTGCTCCGCACGTATCGTCCAAGCAGTTGGCTCGTCTGGCAGAGGATCTCTTTGGTGTTGAGCGCTACCAGTTGATCTCTGACAACATTGCTTTGATCGAGCAGTCCGAGCAACAGCGCCTCATCGCAGTGCTTCAGGAGCAAGCTGTAGGCGAGGATGCTGCAATGATGGCTGCGGATCAGGGCGGAATGCCTCCCGGTATGCCAGTTGGTTGACACGTCAACTATATTCTGCGATAATCGGAGACTATAACTATGGCTAAAAAGGGCGAATACAAAAGTACAGCGACTGCGGATAGTGTCCGACAGCGCAAGTACAATAGCCAGCCAGAACAAAAGAAGAACCGTGCAGACAGGAATCAGGCTCGTCGAGAAGCTCTACGTGATGGGAAGGTCACTAAAGGTGACGGAAAGGACGTAGATCACAAGAGACAACTGATGGAAGGCGGCACTAATCATAAGTCCAACCGCAGAGTAGTTAGCAGAAGTGCTAACAGGACTAGGGGTGGAAGTCTAGGAGGAAAGCGATAATGGCTTCTCCTGCATGGCAGCGTAAAGAAGGCAAGAACCCTAAAGGCGGATTGAACGCCAAAGGTCGAGCCTCTTACAACAAAGCTACTGGAGGTAATCTAAAACCTCCTGCGCCTAATCCTAAGACGAAGAAGGATGCTGGTAGGCGTAAGTCCTTTTGTGCTCGTATGCAAGGCATGAAAGACAAACTGACCAGCGAGAAAACTAAACGTGATCCTGATAGTAGGATCAATAAATCACTCAGAGCCTGGCAATGTTAGAGGAGACAACCCAATGCCCATGCACTACGGCCACAAGAAAGAAATGAAAGGTATGAAAGGCAAGAAGATGAAAGAAGAGATGGCTGAAATGAAAATGGCTAAGGCCAAGAAGAAAAAAGCTAAGAAGTGAAAACAGTTTGGTTCAAGGGTGCTAGAGACAATCAAGCCAAGTCGGACAGAAAGTCCCAGGTCGTTTCAGCAGCCAAAGCTCTAGAGGTTCTGACCGGAATCCTTGAGGAAAAGATTAAGGAAAAAGAGTCAGAAAGGAATCTGCCGAAATGCTACGAACTCGCAGGGTTCGGGTACTTTCAAGCAGATGCGTCCGGTTATATTCGGGCGCTTCGGGAAGTGCAAAGCATTATTGACCTACAAGGAAAGGATTAAATATGTCTGAAGAATTCTTGGGCACGACCAACGCCCAGATGGCAGAGACTAGCCAACCGGCAGTTGAAGCGCAGGTAAAGCAAGAGGGTAAGCCAGAATACGGCGAGTTCCTTCAAGCGATTACCAACCCTGAAGGAAAGCCTAAGTACAAGACCGTAGCGGACGCACTGATTGGTGCAGCTAAAGCGCAGGAGCATATCCAGCGAATTGAGGCTGAGAACGCTGAACTCAGGACGGTTGCTAAGAAGGTCGATACGATGGAACAACTCCTTCAACGCCTTGAACAAGGTAAGGGTTCCGACCAAGCCCCGATGCCGAAAGTCGAGGATCAGGAGCAGATCGTACTCTCTGTACTGGAGAAGCGAGAACAGGCTCTTCGTGAACGACAGAATAGGGAACAAGTTCTTGAATCGCTTAAAGGGAAGTTTGGAGATAAAGTCCAAGATGCTCTTCAAGCAAAAGCTAATGACCTCGGTCTTAGCGTAGCGGAACTTGGTGCCTTGGCTGCGCGCTCACCTAAAGCAGTTCTTGGTTACTTCGATACGAGGGCGGCAGCTCCTTCCGTACAGAGTACGGTAAACACGCAGGCTCTTTCTCCGAAGGCAACTGAGGTGAAGGCACCAGAGAATATCATGTGGGGCGCAAGCACCAAGGATGTTGTCGGGTTCTTCCGTCAGGTCAAAGAGGAAGTGAATAAGGAACTCGGACTAGCATAATAGGAGACTACTATGTCCAACTATACGCTGAATACCCCTTCGTTTATCGAAGCCCAGCAGTACAGTCAGTTCATCCTTCGCACCCTGCCGACTGCGATCCTTCCCCAAGGTTTCTATCGGGATGTATCGGATTTCGGTGCGGGTTCGACGCTGAACATCAAAACTATCGGTACGGCCACGATCCAAGAAGTAGAAGAGGATTCGCCTCTTATCTATAACGCGATCGAAACCGGCAACGTAACCCTGTCCATCACCGATTACATTGGCGATGCTTGGTACGTAACCGATATTCTTCGTCAAGATGGTTCGCAGATCGAGGCCCTGATGGCTGCACGCGCCCAAGAGGCAACCCGTGCAATCCAGCAGCGCTTTGAGAGCCGCTTCTATCAAGTGGCTTACAATGGCCAGACGGCTGCTAACCAGAACCTCGTCAACGGTTTCGCACACCGCCAGCGTGCTACGGGCGCTAACTGGACGATGAGCGAGGACGATCTGATCTCGATGCGTACGTACCGCAGTTCGGTCGTGTTGCTGTTGTTGATCCGGTTGTTGCTGCTACCTTCCAGAAGAAAGTAGTCATCACTTCGCAGCTTGATCGTCATCCGGCGTACCAAGAAGTAATGATGAACGGTTTTGCTAACGAGCACCAGTTCGTTATGCGAATCCACGGCTGGGACATCTGGACTTCCAACCTGCTTCCGCAAGTAGCGGCTGGCACTTCGGTTGATGGTTCGGCATCCGCTTCCACCACTTGTGTTGCTAACCTGTTCATGTGCATTGCGGACGATAACTGCAAGCCCGTGATGAATGCCTGGCGTCAACAGCCGAAGGTAGAGGGTGAGCGGAACAAGGATCGGCAGCGTGATGAGTTCCTTACCACTGCTCGTTGGGGCATGGGTCTTCAGCGCAAGGACACCCTTGGCGTTGTTGTATCCGATGCCGTAAAGACGGCTTAATAGGAGGAATGCACAATGGCTAAAGAAAATAGCTCCGGTCTTGGCGTTAACACTCGTTATGGCGCTATCTCGATCCCCGATGGGGCTCGCGGTAACATTGCGAGCAAAGGCGCGTTGAACTATCTGACGGTAGAGTTCTCTGCTGACAAGATCAACAACGACAGCATTAACGCTCCCACTACGATCCTCTTCAACTGCCTCCCGCTTCGTGCGTGGGTAGAAGTAGAGACGGCTCTCTCGCTCTCAGGTGCAGGCGCAGCACTCTCCTTTGGTCGTCAAGGGGCTCTCGGTACGGACAGTGCCGATATCTCCGGTACGGCTAAGGGTGTAGGCTTTGCTGCTGCTGCTCTCAAGGGTACGTTCTCGACGGGTATTACCGCTACGACTACGGTTGTAATTGGTGTAGCCGGCGGTTCGATCAACGAGGGCTCCGGTCGATTCGTTATTGAGTACCTCAAAGTCTAATAACGAGTAACCCATTAGGGGTGCGGCGGGAGTGATCCCTCCCACCCCTTTTTTATTTCAGGACATAACATGAAGCTAAGTCTGCTGGATATCGTACAAGATTGCCTCAACGAAATGGATGGCGATACTATTAACTCGATTGACGATACGGTAGAAGCCCAGCAAGTAGCCCAGATTGTAAAGACTACGTACCTTGAGATGATGGCTAACCGCAACTGGCCGCATCTGCAAACAGGATTCAGTTGCACATCTTTTACCGATGTAGATTATCCCACCTCTTTGGCTCTTCCTGAGAACATCAAGGAACTGCGCTGGATCAAGTACAACAAGCGCACGAGTACGGATGCTAAGGACAAGTGGGATGAACTCTCGTACCTCCAGCCAGAGGATTTCTTTACGCACTGTGCAGGTAGGGACTCCTCTGCCAGTAACGTACAGGTTGTGGATATCTCTGGCGTTAAACTCAACATTCGTAACGACGTTGCTCCAACGTACTGGACTACATTCGATGACTCCGCCCTCGTCTTGGATTCTTGGGATAGCGCAGTGGATTCAGTGCTACAAACAGGAAAGAATTCTTGTTGGGGCATTAAGAATCCTCAGTGGTCTGGCTTGGATAACAGCGTGCCTGATCTTCCCGCTGAGGCTTTTCCTGCGCTCCTGGAAGAAGCGAAGAGCACTGCTTTCTATACGCTTCGTCAGGCTGCAAATGAGAAGGCTGAACAGAAAGCTTCGCGTCAGCATCGATGGCTTTCTCGCAGAGCATGGAGAGCTAAGGGGGGCATTCGCCTTCCTAACTACGGTCGGAGAAAGGCTTTCTCTGGCTATGAAAAGAACCCACTCTTGGATAAAGGATAAACATGGAAGTAGTGCCTAATGGAATTTACTGGATAGTCAAGAACACTCGTGGGCCTGTGCCCAAAGTACTGGACGGGGATTGGGTATCCAAGTCTAGGGCTGAAGAAGCAGTTCGTATGTTTCAGAAGCAAGTACAGAGTCGAGCAGTTAACGTAAGTCAGCGTAGCAGAGAACGGAGAGAACGTGCGAGCGAGAACGCAACGGCAACCGGTTGAAGCGAACCAGTGGGTCAAGGGACTGATTACAGAGGCATCCCCTCTTAACTTCCCTGAGGGCTCGTCTGTTGATGAAGAGAACTTTATCCTTGATAGGAATGGTTCTCGTGCTCGTCGTCTTGGTATGGACTACGAGTCCCAGTACTCTTTGGTTAACCTAGCTGTTACCGCTACTGCAACTACGTGCGCTGTACAGAACTATCTGTGGGAGAACGTAGGTCAGGATCCTCAAGCCAATTACTTGGTGCATCAGTTCGGCAACAAGCTGTACGTATTCGATGCGGATACTACTGCTGTCTCCAGTAACATCCTCTTTGGTGGCGCTATCTCTTTGACAGCTACTGTTCGAGAGCGATTCTCGTTTGCCAGTATCCAAGGAAACTTGATTGTTGCTGTAGGCGATCAGTCCCTTAGAGTAATTGAACCCGTAACCAGCACTTACACGTTGACCTTTGCTCGCCTGAAGGTGCGTGACTTCTGGGGCGTGGATGATGGATTCGCTACCGATGAGCGCACAAGCACTCTGACGGATCTGCACGCTTACAATCTGTACAACCAAGGTTGGCCTCCTGAGTTCTTCTGCTCTGCTGATCCAGAGAATCCCAGTACCATGAACAACGGTACGGTAGAGGATCCAGTAGAGCGCACCAAAACTTCTCTGGGAGTGTACCCCAGCAATGCGGATGTCATGGTATCCGCTATGACGTTCCTTCAGAATGGCCGTAAAGCATTCTATCCTCACGCTCTGGATAACATTGTGGCAGGCAATACTCCTGCTGCTTCCGGTCATTACATCATCGATCTTTTTGATCGCAGTCAAGGCCGTAAGGATACTTACGACGAGGATCTTGCTTCTGGCTGGTCTGCTCGTAGGAACTACAAGTCATCCATTCCAACCGACCAATCCACTGGAGGCATCAAAGCTGTTGCTGCGTATGCTGGCAGGATCTTCTTTGCGTGCTCTCCTGGAGAGACCGGAGGAGATTCCAAGAGTCCCAAGATCGGTACGTTCGTTCTGTTCTCGCAGTTAGTGGATAACCTGACCGATCTGGAAGCTTGCTACCAAGAGGCTGATCCTACTGCTGAGGACATAAGCGATCTAATTGACACAGATGGCGGTTACTTGCAATTGCCCGATGCTGTTAACATCAAAGCACTTATCCCATTCAAGTCATCCCTGCTTGTCTTTGCTGATAACGGTGTATGGGCTATTGCTGGTGGTGATCGAGGCTTTACTGCTACGGAGTACCAGTCCCAGTTCCTGACCAATAACGGAGCAATTGCGGCTGAGAGTATTATCGTAACAACTGATGCGGTTCTGTACTGGAGCCGTAACGGTATCTTTGCTCTTGGCATGGGACAAGGTGGGATTGAGATCCAGTCCTTGACCGAGTTCACTATCCAGACTTTGTACAATTCTATTCCGTACAGTTCCAAGAAGTACGCAGTGGGTTACTTCGATGACGTATCCCAGCGTTGCCGTTGGTTGTACAGGGCTGTTGAGAATCGTTTCTTGTACAGGCACAGGTACACGCACGAACTGATTCTGGATCTATCCATGCCAGCGTGGAGTAGGTTCACGTTCAAGGATGCAAGCTCTCGCAGTCCTCTAGTAACGGGATACATTCCTGTTCCTGTGCAATCCAGAACTCTCGCTAATTCGGACTTCAAGTACAGCACAATGCGATCGGATGTATCCGGTACGTACCTAATGACTGCATCGTATTTTAAGGACAATTCTTTCAGGGATTGGTATACTGGTACTAGCGGTACGGATGCTGCTGCTTATCTTGTTACGGGGTACATCACTGCTGGCGATAGTGCTAGGAAGAAGTACGCTCCGTACCTGACTGTTCACTGTAACCGTACTGAGACTAATTGGACTGACGAAGGCTCGGGTACGCTTACTCTCTCTGCTCCTTCTAGCTGCTTGATTCAAGCTCAATGGGAATGGTGTACCTCTGAGGATGCTGGTCGATGGGGCCAGCAGTTCCAGGCTTACCGCTACAGGCAGAACTTTATTCCTTCTAGCGCAGGAAGTTTAAGCTACGGGTACTCTGTGATTACCACTCGGAATAAGATTCGGGGTAACGGTAGAGCGCTCTCCTTCAAGTTCTCCACGGAAGCAGGCAAGGATCTCCAATTGCTTGGATGGAATATCGAGATGGGAGCGAATAGAGAACCATGATGACTGTACTGGATGAGAATCTGTACTGGAGGATCTCAGGGGATAGAGCGCCTACGGGCGAAGTTATTCTGCATTGCACTGTAAAGAAGTGGACGCACTCGATCTACAAAGCACTTATGTCCACTGTGTGCCAGTTGCAGATGCAAATCAAGGAAGTGCTGTACGCTCCTTGGATATCAAAGAAACAAGAGAAGTTCCTCGGCATGATGGGATTCTATCCCACTAATAAGTACATGCTGGGTATTGATCAGAATGTTTATCAATTGTATAAGTTCGAGGTGCATTAAATGGGAATGGATCCGTTAACGGTTTTTGCAATTGCGGCTCAGACTGCCAGTGTTGGTTCTCAAGTCATGGCTGCAAAAGAAGCTAAAGAGGCGGCAAACCAACAACGCAAAGCACAGAAAGTAGAGACTGCTATCCAGATGGAGCAGAACAAGAAGAACGCTGTGCAAGCAATGCGTGAGGCTCGTATCCGTTCCGCTATGGTACAACAGTCCGCTATGAATACCGGAGCTACAGGCTCAGGGCAAGCAGGAGCTATGGGCAGTATCCGCAGTCAAGCAGGAGCAGCCATTGGCTTCCAGGGTATGCAGCAGCAAGCAGCACTGAACCAATCGCAGTTCTTGGCTAATGCTTCTAGGGCACAGAGCCGTGCTGGGCAATTCGGAGCGGCAGCGGATCTATTTGGTCAACTCGCAAGTTTTGGCCTTCAGGTGAAACAAGGCGAAACAAGGTAAAGCTTAATGGCAATTGGCTTCAGTACGGACATAGGTAAATCCTCTACGATACCTCCTGCGGATCTTGTAACAGACGATCCTAAGCCAAAGGTATCCAAGGGGCTTTCGGAAATCTATGCGCTTCAGTACGCCATAGCAGAGAATGCTTTGGATGAAGCAACTATCCGTACCAATGAGTACCGTATAGAAACTGGCGAAGAGCCAATGATGCGAGAGAACCTTTCTCTCAAGCTCCAGCGTGAACAGAACGCTCTCAAAGAAACCATGATGTCCAAGGCACTGGCACTTGGGGATGTGGATACGGCAGAGAATTTGATTAAGATAGGCATCAAGCCTGTACCTAAGCAACTCGTTACTGAGACGGTTGCAGTAGAAGGTGCCGCTGCCATGCGGCAGACAGACTCCGATCAAGCTCGATTTGAATTCCAAAAGCCAGAGGAACAGAGGGTAGCGAATAACTCCGCAGAGACTCGGGCACTGGCTATTATGAAAGTGTTCGGGGAAGTAAACGATCTTCTGCCGCAGTTCACAGATCCTGCTACTCCAATGGATGAAGTCAGTCGAGCAATGGCTGATTTTATTACTAGTGGAAAGTACGTAGCCGATCTGACAAACATGATTGTGCCTTTCTCGTATGCTGCTCAAGTTGCGGGAGCAGAGGGCAACGTAGAGAGTAACTACCTATTTGACATCCTTGCTCCTGGTACTCAGATACGAGAAGAGGCTTCTTACACCTTTGAGAAAGGGATAAGCGATGAGGAGTTCGTCAATCGTCTGGAGTCTTTCAAGAAGAAACTGGGAGACAGACTATCCTACGCTCCTCTTTTGTATTTCATTGCTCTGTACGAAGGACTATTTACTTCTCAATCAGAGAATCCTGAACTGCTAAAGTTGCTTGCTTTGGCTGAAGTATCCGGCAAGCCTAACCCTCTGAAGGATCTGTACACGCCTACTCAAAAGAGAGGCAAGTTCGAGATGGAGGCAACTAAAGCTAGAACCGGATATACCGGCAGCGAAGAAGTTGCTTCTTTTGATTCTATGATGAACGATGAGCACGTCCAGAACGCTTTGAACTTCTTTGACGTAGCCTCTGCATTCTCAGCTGCAATGAAAACCGGTTCAGTAGTATCCAAGTTCTTCGGTAACAAAGCGTACCAAAGAGCCATTGTGAATGCTGGCATAAAAGCATCAACGGATCCTTCTGGTCCCAAGGATCTCAGGAATCTTGTATCGCTCTCTCCTGATGACTCAGGTATTACACCTGGTGTTAAAGCAGAGATTGATACTCTGTACGCTAAAGCCGAAGCGGCTATGGCTGACAGAATTGTTGCTGCTAGAGTTAAGCCAACCGCTGGGCAGATAGAAGAAGAAGTAGCTGTTATCAAGAACGATTACGGCTCTGAGTTCGTAGGCGCTAAATACACTCAGGAAGGTCTGCAACAAGAGATGCGGATCTACCTTGGTAGGAAAGAAGATGGCTCTGCGTACTCTACTGCGGAGTCCGCCGATAATTTTGGAAAGAGCCTTGGTGGAAACTACGAAGTAATTCCTAATCCTAACGGAGAAGGCTTTCTTGTACAGGTTCGACGCAGTGTCAATGAATCCGGTTGGTACACTGGAGAAATGGTACAGGAAGTTCGGGCAGAAGGAGCGTCAAGGACTAGACTTGCTCAGGCTATTGATAAGTGGAAGAAGGCCAGAGGAATCGAATCTCTTGTAGCAGCAGAGAAAGGCCTCCGTGGTTACTTTTGGTCGCCTGCTGTGATTGCTTTGCGTAGGGCTACTACGGAAGCTACTGCTTCAGCACTAGAGCGGGCTAAGTTGTCCGCTATGGTGGATGATTTGCTTACGCCTATTGCTAGCCTAAATAGCAAGCAACAAGAGAACCTCGGCGAGATCATTAACTACGGCAAGACTCTTCCTAGTAGGAATGATCCTGACGCTACTGGCCGTTGGATGAACTATAACGAACTGGATACGCAGTACCACAGGATGTACGGAAGAGGCATCACTGACGAGGAGTACGTTGCGTACAGGTCGTACCAGTTGGTATCGGATGTTGCCTACGAACTCCTGAATGAAGCAGAACGGGCAAGTCTACTTGCTCAAGGCATGAATACTTGGAGATTCAAATCTGCTGCTATCGATTCCATCGTTGGGAACAAAGTTCTTAATAAAGGATCAATCAACCCAGAAGCCAGGATTCTTACACAAGACGGACAAATCCTTAGCGTAGAAGAAGCCGCTGGTCTGTTGAAAGAAGACAGCAACACGCTTATCCGCGTCAACGGTTCGATGGATTACAACGGTGTTGAGATAAGCCACGTTCTTTCTGCATCCGAAGATGTCAGCACTACTGGCTTGGATCTTCGTGTGATGGGATATACCGAAGGCGGTACTCGTAACTACCTTGGCACTTGGTTCGCTAAGTCCTCTCGTAAAGGTAAATGGAAGAACAAGGATTACGCAAAAGCTCCGAGAGTACACGGTGTGTTCGACGATGCTGCCAAGGGAGAGCAGTACGTTAAGCGCATGAACGATATTCGTGATGTGTACAACCAGTACAAGAAGGACGCTAAGGCGATTGAAGCTGGCAAGAGTTTCAAGTCCATCGATGAGATACGCGCACTTGCTTCTGTTGAAATTGAGAAGATTGATTCCAAGATGTCTTTGGCTAAGTTGGAAGACCTGATTGCAAGTGATGACTTTGATCCATCGACTGAGATGAAGTTGTTGTTTGATAGGGATACGCTGCCAGGAGAAACTGGACCTAACTTTGAGAGACTTCAAACGTATCAGCGTAAAGGAAAGTTGTATGTAGGAAACAGGGGGGACCATCTTCTGGAAGATGGAGAGAAGGCTCCTCTCATCAATCCTTTTGTAGCGTTGTCCAATCAAATGGGTTCGGTTATCCAGACCGTAGCCTACAAGAACTTCATGATTAGGGAAGTTGGTGAATGGGCAGTAGCATTTGGAAAACTTTACGATGTTCCGGGGACAATTCTTCCTACCGCCGATGAACGTTTGAAGTATGGCGTATGGATAGGGGGAAATTCTCCCGAGTCTTACAGGATTCGAAATATCGCTGAGTCCCAGAGGATGTACATCAAGCGGATGCTCCTGCAACCAGGAACTAGCGATATCTTCTTTAACCAGCTTGCTTCTCGTAATGCACAGAAGATGGCTCGTTTGTTCAACGATAGCAAGTTCGAGTCCGTACGTACCGGAAGGCTTGCACTGGATGCAAATATAACGCAATCCATTCGTAGCGCTGCGTACCATGTAACACTGGGTTTCTTTAACTTTGGCCAGCTAATCATGCAGGGTACTGCTGCCCTGACTGCCACTATGATTCATCCTGTGTACGGTGTTGCTGCGATGGGGGATTACTTCCCGCTTCGATTAGCAATGTTCTTTGATGATGACTCAAGAGTAATTAAAGAACTCGACAAGATGCTCAGCGCTTCTAAACTTAAGAAGAAGGGAGAGTTCATCGATCTGGTCAAAGAGTACAGAAAGACTGGTCTGCACATGGTAGGCAGAACTGATCCTGTGCTTGATAAAGTTTCAAGATCCAAGTTTACGAAAACAGGCAAGGCTATGGATGTAGCCTCTGATCTTGCTGTCCTCCCTTTGCATGAAGGTGAACGCATTGGTCGTATGGTATCGTTCGGTATTGCTCGCCGTGAGGCAATGGAGCAAGTGTCCAAGGGAGTATTCAAGCAAGGCAGTCCTGAGTACTACAACTACATCCGTGCAATGACCAACAAGTACACTCTGAATATGATGAGTGGTATGGAAACGTGGTGGCAAAGAAACAAGATTGCCAGTATTCCTACCCAGTTTATGCAGTATCCGTTCAAGTACGCTGAGGTATTTCTGGGAATGAACAAGCAGTTCACTCCTCAAGAGCATATGCGTTTTGTTATTGGAAATGCGTTCATGTTTGGGGCGTACGGTATTCCTTTCGGACCAGAGATAACAGAGGTTGCTGCATCCTTAAACAAAGAGAATATCAGCCAAGAAGAATACGAACGAGCAATGCTGGGTGTCGGTAACGAGCTAGTCAATAAAATACTAGGTACGGACGCAGCGTATTCATTGACCATGGCTGGCGGTGACTTTGCTGGGCGGTTCCTTACGGATCTGTACTCTGACGGTAAGCCTTTGGCAATCGCTGGTGGTATCTCGTACAGCCTGCTTACCCGTACTACCGGAACTCTCCAGAATCTCTGGCGTATATGGTCAGGAGTTATTGGTAACGAGAACTTCCACGAAGGGATTGAAGAGCCAACTGTTGCTTCATTGACGGAGTTGGGTTCTCTGCTGAGATCAGCCTCTAACGCTACTCGGGCTTACTACGTATACAAGTACGGTGTACTGCTTGATGGGAAAGGTAATCCAATAGACGCACAGACTAAACACTCCGCGTTGATGACTGCGCTAGGTATCCGCAGTATGTCGGAGTTCAGGTCTTGGGATATTCGTGAATCCAAGAAGTCCAGAGAAAAGCGACTGTACGAAACTGCCCAGATATACGGAAAGTACATGGCGCAAGCGGATATCGCGTACTACCAAGATGGTGATGTAGATAAATTCGTTTCCAAACTGGAATTCGCTAAAACGTTCAATGCTGGAATGGATTTGGAAGACGCTAACGAAGTTGTTAAAATAGCTACATCAATTAGACAGCGCGATGTTGATGACTTCATGGATAAAGAAAAGAAATCATTGCGGTACAACCCAGATAAAGAGGTGCAAGAGTAATGGCTCAGTTCGGAATTGATGCAACTGGAACTTACAATGTCCAGAATGCGGTAAGTCCTCAAGCAGGGGTAGTAGATCGCAGTGGAGAGATGCTGATCGGTGCAGCGGGTTCTGCTATCGAGGGAGGACTCCAACTCTACAAAACCAAAAAGGTTAGCGACATTACTCAAGCCGCAGAGACTGAGGTAGCTACGGAAGTAGGCATGCTTGCGGATATCTTCAAGGAAGGAGAGAAGCCTCCTAGTCTTGAGCAGTACCGAGAGTCCTTGGCTAGGGCAAACCAGGCTATGGAGATCGGTGGACTGAATGCTCAGGATCGAGCAACACTTCGGGTGAAGTCTCTTATCCGTAAGAAGAGCGCAGAGAATCCTTGGTTTGCTAACACGTATGCACAGATCGGTAACCAAGTCCTGAGTAACTACAGCGATCAACTTGCTCTGTTCTCAAAGATGGAAGAGGCTCTGCAAACTGCTGCTGGGGCAGGCGCTGATGCTGAAAAAGCAACTAGAAAACAAGCTATAGCTTTGCAGGCGCAATCTTTTTTAAATCCTGGAATGAATTTAAATACCGCGCCTATTGAAGATGTAAATGCCTATCTTTTGGAAGCTCAAAGAATCTCTGGTGCTGAAAAAGAAGCACAAGAAATTAGAGAAGCTGCACAATTAGCTGCGCAAGAAAAAGCAGCAAGAGCATCTGAAAGAACCGCTATTGCTACTGAACGTACTGCGTTATTTGCTGAGCAGAAAAGAACTGGAGAACTCCGTGATTCAGATTATTCGCGAAGCATTCGTACTTCTATAAGCGGTCGAGTTAACAACGCTATTAAACAGTTCAATACTAATCTTAAAAGCGGACAGCTTGTACAAGGCGAAGAAGAAATAAAGAAAGACGCTGCAACCAAGATAATGGAACTTAGAGCCGGAGTTAACGAAGTTGTCTCTACGTATCCTTGGACCGATACTGTTGAACGAGATAAACTCGTTGCCGATATGGAAAGGCAGATTGCGGGCATCGAGCAAATCTTTACTGGTCCGTTGTCCGATATAAAGATTAAAGCAGAACAGCTTGAGAGAATGACTCTTAACACTCGACTTAGCGCAGCAGAAAATGCTCCGTTGTTGTTTCAAGCGTTTTCTTTTGGTGGAGCGCAGGGAGCAACTGCCGTTATTCAGAATGCTATTAACGAAGATACGGGCGTTCAATTGAGGATGAGGCAAGAGTACGCTGGCCTTACGGGATCCCAGTTGGATAGCAAACAAGTTGAACTTCTTATGGGCTCTATCGAGAGAGGAAATTTGGATGGTGTTCCTATTGATTTGAGGCCCAGTGTACAGGCAAGTGCCGTACGCAACCTCGAAGGTAACGCTGATCCAAAGAATCCGATCAAGATAGAATCTCCTGCACAGTGGGGGAAGTTGTTCCTTGTTGCAGCAGGAGAGGATGGTTTGAATGCGTCTGACGCGGATGTACTCACAAAGACCGTGTTTAACAGCACCTTCGTATCTAAGTTCAATGAACTTCTTCCTGCTGATAAAGGCGTAGCCAAGGAAGTAATGATGTCCATGGTTACTGCGTTGCCTAGTATTGGATCTTCTCTTGTATCTGCCGCTCAGGCTGTACCCGCTGAGGCTGGGACGCTACAGATTGACAAGGAAAGCGGGGAGTTCTTTGTAGAGGGCGGTACTGGAGATCCCAAGCGTCTTAATCGTGCAGCTACTCGACTGAATAACCTGATGAACTCGATGGCAGCGGTATCGGTCTTGGACCGTCGAGTACCGAAAGGAGTCAACCCTAAACTCTGGTACGCTCAGAATGTACTGGGTATCAAGGGATTGCTTGAGGAGCCTGTACAGTGACACTCTCCCAGAAGCAGAGACTGTTCTCCAAGATGATCGCAGAGTTGATCCTCTGGGCCTACGACAAGGGCTATGAGATTACTCTAGGTGATGCGTACAGGGATCCCCGATTGCACGGGGCACTGGGAGAGAAGGTAGGCTATAGCTCAAGGAACTCTTGCCATAAGTTGAGACTCGCAATGGATCTCAATCTGTTCGTCAACGGCAAGTACTGTACGGATGGAGAGGCGCACAAGCCTCTGGGAGAGAAGTGGGAGTCAATGGGTGGATCCTGGGGTGGACGATTCCAAGATGCCAACCATTACTCCCTTGAGCATGACGGGTTTAAGTAATCACTCTCCCTCGAAACAGTCCAGTACAGTCTGCATATCCAGACCCAATCCACAGTTAGAGCAGATGAACCACAGGCCATCTCCTTTCATGTGGATGGCCCATTTAAATGACTGGATGTTATCGTCCACAGAGCATACGTGAGCTAAAGGCAGAGCATCTAGATCCTCCGGAGTCTGCCTCTTTGCTTTGGGAAAGTTCGTTATCTTATCTGACATTCAAGAAACCTCAACGGAAGGTGAAGGTCGAAAGGCAAAAGCCTTATTCATCGCTACATATATATTTCCTTTGTAAAACTCTGTCTGAAATATGCTTATTCCTTGGCATAACTCGCAAACAAACCATTGCCTAGAACCGTAAACATTGTCACGATCAGCATAATTATCTATTTTGATAGGAAAAATATTGTACTCCTTGCAATGAGGACATTGGAGTTGGTGCTCTTCGTTAATATATAACACGTTTTCTTTAACATGTTCAAAAAAATTATATCCTTTTTTTAAGGCTTCTTCCAAAGAAGACGGAATACGCCTATTCTTGGGGGAATTAGGGTCATCAGGATGATATTTACTACAATCCACAAACTCCTCCTTTGCAGGCGTCATTCTCTTCGTACACAACGCCCTTGTGCTTCATGGCTTCCTTGTACGATACAGCCTCTAACGGCTGGCCTCCTCTTGCACCATCGGGATAGCAAGTAAAGCCACGCAGACGATGAGCGTACCTAGCCAGAATTCCAGAGAACTCCCCAACGCGATCATCGTTATTGAGATCGCTACCCCAAGAAGGGAGATTAATGGTGCTAGAGATAGACATATCGACATAATCCTGGACATCAGCTTGGAACCTTACTCGGCGTTCCCAATCGGGAACTAGATCAATAGCAGTCTCGATGGTATCGGGATTGATTCCTTCACGGATCAGAGCATCCGCAGTAGCATCCACAACGTACTCGTACTTCCACTTCGTACCATCTACAAGGTATCGTCGCTTGTAAGCCACAGCAAATAAAGGTTCAATACCAGTTGTAGTCCCAGCGAGGATGCCAATAGAACCAGTGGGTGCAATTGCTCGGTAAGCCACAGGGCGACTAATGCTAAGCCTATCACAAAGACTATTAGCAGCACGCTCGGATTCCTCACGGTACACCTCCATCCACTGACGAAGTTCAGGAACCATCTCGTACTTGTAGCCGCGCTTCAGAAGCCATTCATGTATTCCCATGAGTCCAAGACCCAATCGGCGGTTCTTCTTGCGAACCTCGTATACCTTTTTGTAGGGAAGGTCCGCCGTAATAGTTCCGCATACCAGGAACCCAGACGCAAGCCGAACGACTTCCCTGAATTCCTGTAGTGTATCAATCCTGCCAATGTTAATAGAGCCAAGGTTGCACACATCAGAGTCATCAGCAGAAGTAACTTCAGTGCACGCATTACGTAGCGTTTCATTCTCTTTGTCTCCGAAGTTAAAGGAGAATCCGGGCTCACCGGATGACATAGCTTGGCGGCAGTTCTCTACGAACACAGAGGGAATGTACCCCTGCTGCACTGCATCCAAGAATGCGTCATCGTAGTTAAGGGATACGTTGGTCATGTCCAGAGGAGCAGGGAAGTTGAAGTTGTCGTTCTTCGCATCATGCAAAGAGTACCCTGCGTGCACAGGCATGTCCTTCCAGTTCTTTACCTTCAGGAAGGCTTCTGCGTCCCCGTGTCGCCAGTTGATGCTGGCATAGATCGCAGAGCGTCGGCTTCCACCCTGCATAACATTTCGTCCGACTTCGTTGATAGAGTGCATGAGAGGAATAGGCCCGCTCGCGCGGCCTCCAGTGCGGCCCAGAGTTGCGCCATGAGGACGGAAGATAGAGTAGTCCACTCCAATACCGCCGCCTGACATCAGGCAATCACTAGCTCTTTTAAGGAGGCGACCCCATTCCTCCCTTGTATCCTCCTCTCCCTTTAACAAATAGCAGTTATTGTAGAAGCGAGCTTGTCGTCCTGCGTAATAGACGTACCGGCCGCCAGGAATAAACTTGAACGATGCGATGAACTTCTCCAGTGCCTCTTGGTGATCCTTGGCAAAGAGATTCGTAGTGACATCATGCACGATGTCCTTGGACTTCTCTGCCCAAGTCTGGTCGGGGAAGAGAGCGTACTTGTTCTCAAAAACGCGACGCCCAAAGGTATTTCTGAACTCACCACTTTCGTTCTGATCTGTACCAACCATCGATTAACTCCTTAAGTGTTTCAAGGCCCCAGTTGCTCATTGCTAGGTTTACCCAAAGACAAACAAACCTAACGTTACTCTCAATGTAAGGAAGTTTAGAATCTATTCTGTCAATAGACATAGACTTTGGGTGTCTAGATTCATAGACAAAATGTTCTCCTGTAATTTCACATCTAAAATCATTGGCAACAAGTCTATTCCACATGGTGTCAAAAGATAACAAACTCCTATCAACACTATTAGTGGCAAGAATTGCCTTCAGTCTGCTTTTTGGATTCTTACTTTTCGTTCTTGCTCGTTCATTGGTAATTGAACTTCTGCTCCTATCGTATTCTCTGAAGCATTCTTTGCACCAGGAATGCCTGTTTGTGTGCTCTTTCCCGCACTTAGTGCAAATACCGCCATTCGGTACGGGTTGAATTAAGGCATGGCAAGCTCGGCATAGATTGTGCTGCCTATAATGCTCGGCTCCGCATCTACAAATTTTCTTGCTGTTTTTACTCAAGAATAACACCGAAGCTGTTGCGGAACTCACTCATGCTATTCTCCTTTCAATCTCACGTTCAATGTACCAAATGGCCTTGCGTAGATCCTGTATTGTATCGTCCTTCAGTCCTGCCCTCCAGAGGTATTTGATTGCATTACCAACACAGAAATTGAAGTGCTCCGTAACCTGGATGCACTCTATTCCAGATGGGTGCTGCGTGTAGTGCCTAGGATGATTTACACGATCTCCTGTATAGTCGCTGAGATTGAAGTCGATTTCGGAATCGTCCATATTAACCCCACTGTTCTGCCATTGCTTGAGCTACTCCGGTAAAGGTTCGGGATCTCTCTTTCCAACGATCAGGGCTAGGTGCCATCTTGTGTACCCTAGCCTCCCTGCCATCCACGATATTCGTAGGAACAAGGTCAGGCAAGTTCTTCAGCCAGAGACAGGTTGCCTTAGTCTCTCCGTGTCCGAACATCCAAGGCTGTATGATCTGATCCGGCTTGCGTATCTTGGAGGAGATGATGGAGATGGGATTCTCCAGTGCAATCCTTGGGATTGGTGCATCCAGCAACTCTTGTACGAACGCAAGAGCTTCCTTTTGTTCCTCTCGCTTATCCTTGAACCAACGCGCACCACTGACCGCGAGGTGAGTGCAAGGAGGATGCGCGATCATCAGATCCCATCCATCGTGCAGGATATCTCGTACATCTCCTTCGTAGTGTTCTCCAGGAATCTCTGTAGGCAGTAGATCGCAAGACAGTGCGTAGTGCCTTTTGGCTTTAAAGGCTTCTCGGACAGTTGCACTGTACTCACAAGCTACCAGTACCTTCACAACCAATTCCTCAGTAGATAGTCAACGGATAGAGTGACGATATCGTAGGAACCGTTCTGTACCTCTGTCAACATCAGAGCGCCACGCCAGTGCTGGTTCCCTTGGTACTGCATATAATCTTCTTCATGCTGGTAGAACGCTCCAGCAATGATGCACTGTACTCGGGATCCATCCGTCTTTACATGCGGAGAGATGTAGTAATCGAAGGTCTGCTGGTGCCCTACGATCCACGACTCGTGCTTCTTGGTAGCAATCAGGTGGGCACGGGAGATTGCTCTTCCCATGGCTCCTCCTTGCGCATAGTGACAGAAATTAACTCCGTTGATTCGGACAGGGCTAAGGAAATCATGTTCCTCCCATCCATAGCGTCTACACAGATCGTAACCAGGCAAGGCCCCCTGCAAAAAAGGCTCCTGGGCAATGAGTCTGTCCCTTCTAGCTTCGTGATTGCCATAGCAGAATACCTTCCTCGGTCTGTAGGGCCTGTGCTTGCTGCGGATCTGGATGTCGTTGTGCCTGTTCAGCGGGGAAAGAAGAGCCTCCATGCCCTCCCATCCAGCCTCCAAGTCCGAGAGCATCCGTGCTCCCTCATAGACAATGTGCCCCTTGGAGTTATGCTGCCCCAAGGATGGCATATCGAAGTGATCGCCTATGTGCACGATGCACTCGGGTTTCTTGTCCAAGATGTAGTTCCCGAGCGCACTAAGGTGCGACATAGGGACGCCCTGTTTAACCTGCGTATCCGGGATAACTATGATCCGCATACATCTTCCATGTCAGGGTTAAGATCCCAGAAGTGCTCACAGGCTCCCCTCTCTGCATCGTACGGAGGGATTGCGAAGTACGCTTGGTACAACTCATGAGATTGGGCCATAGCCCTGTAGCATCTGTACTTGAATGGACAATCCTTCCCGGTACACATTGCGATGTCAGCCATACTTGTCTCCAAAGAGTTCCTTGAATTTAGCTAGGACATCATCAGGTATGCCTAGCCTCTGCGCCCATTCCCTGCACTTCTCTCGGGTAGGCAACTCTGCTGCTCCTATCGCTACCTGCCAGAGTTCGTTCTCTACCTTCACTCGGGCATTGAGCGACTTAGCGTACAACTCCAGATCCGACATTATTCCTTGATCCAAGGACGCTCGATATGGAACCATCCCAGGATAGAATCCATCACTGCGTCAACCATAGCATCCTCTTTGTAAGAATCGAAAACGTCGTCATCTTCCCGATAGATTTTCAAAAAGCCATTCATTACACCTTCTTCAACAGCTATTTGAAGAACACGATACTCGTCCGTTTTCATTGCTTCTGCTCCTCAAGTTGGATCTGGATCAACTTCTTTCCCTTTCTAGCGAGATCATCCTTGTTCATCTCGCCGAATCTAGCTTGGCCGTACAGGAACTCTACGTGCTTGTACGTTGCATCCAGCTTACGATCTGACCAGAATATCGTATCCCTAGTCTCCACAATGTACACCTTCATTTGCGTCTCCTGCGTCTGCGCTTCCCATGACTCGGGTGCATCACAGTGGTCTGTGGAGCCTCCAAGTAGTGTACCACCGCTTTGAGGAATTGAATCTTATCGACTCCACTCCTACCAGCCCAGTTCTCAACTCGCCCTAGTACTGCATTGCACCATCTGTGCAGAACGTACCGTATCATTCCTGTCTTGTGGCAGTGATCCAGTGCCGCATCGTCTTCAGCTATCATCCTTTTGCACAG